TTCCAGTTTTTCATGAGATTTGATGTCTTGTGACCCCGTTAAGACGTTTTGTCATCAATTTCCCGTTCACCGGATGACAAGTCATGACATTGCCTAAAACGCTGAAAAAAGGGTTGCCTAAAGGGTAAAATGTGATATAAAAGGCACGTATTCAGATTCCTGACTACGTCCTTTCTATTTATTCTTTTCCGTCCGCGTCGGGAGACGCGGGCGGTTTTTTATCCTCGCAGGGTTCATTTTTTCTGTGTCATGACATGTCGACCTTTGCATGAAGCTTCCGACGGAGTAATAAACGGTGCGGCTTTCCGGCAGTGCTATACGGTATGCTGTACATGTGGCCCGCTAAAAGTTTATGGACAAGACACTAAATCCCGTACGCGATGCCAATTCTCGTCAGCACGTGACGGAATGACCCTTGATTTTCCTACATTTTGCGCAGTTTTGAGCGCACCTGAAAGCGCCTGACAGAAAAAAGCGCCCTGTACATGCAACTGTACATTGTCTAAGGACTGTACAGCACTATGGCAGGCATCATCAAACGCAACAACAAATGGGTGGCCGTCTTCCGCTCCCTGGACGGCAAAGAGCTTCGGAAAACAACCGGCATCGACGTGGTTCCCAAGGCGCTGCTTCCGGGATCCAATAAGAAATCAATTATGTCCCAGAATGAAGCCCGGGCGCGGCTCGTCGCCCAGGAGATGGAGAAGGAAGCCCGGTACGGGGTTTTTGACCTGGACAAGGTGAAGGCCATTGCCGGGGACCAGGCCGGCGTGCTGAAAGCCACCATGAACGGCATGACGGTGACGCGGTTTCTTTTTGACTGGCTGGACGGGAGGAAAAACAAGAAGCGGGCCTATGAGCGGGACGGCATGGCCGTCCGCCGGCTTCTGGCGTTCCTGGGGGACCGGCGGAATATGCCGCTGGCCGCCCTGAATAAAGGGATGGCGAAGGATTTTGTAGAAACGGAAATGGAGCGCGTTTCCGCCGGAACCGTCATCCGCTATGTGTCCACGCTGTCCACCGCGTTCAATGTCGCTGTAGACCGGGAGATTCTTTCCCGGAATCCGTTCCGGGGCGTCATGCCTTCCCGGGCGGACCACCAGGCGGAAAAGCAGCTGCGCGGCGCGTTCACGATGGAGGAAGTGAACACCATCATTGAACGGTTCCCGGATGAATGGCCGGATCTGGTGCGGGTGTGCCTCTACACCGGAGGCCAGCGCCTCGGAGACCTGGCGACGCTGAAATGGGACCAGATTGACCTGAAGAACTCCTTCCTCTTCATGACCACGCAGAAGAGCCGGCGCCGCATGAACAAGCCGATCATCCAGCCCTTGAAAGAGGTTCTGGAAAGGCGTCTGCTCAACCGGGTGAACGATTACGTGTTTCCCCTGGCCGCGCTTCGCCATGCCCATGCCGGCGGACGTTCCGACAAGCTTTCCACGGAGTTCACGACATTGTTGAAAACGTACGGGATTATCCGAGAGATGCCCGGAGAGGTGAGAGGCGACCGGCACCGGCTTTCGGAAAAGAGCTTCCACAGCCTCCGGGCGACCGCCGTGACCGTCCTGCGCCTGTCCGGGGTGTCCCCGGATTTATGCCGCTTCATCGTCGGACACGATTCCGAAGAAATTGAACGGGTCTATTTCCGTCCGGATTCTGCGGACGTCCAGGCGGCCATGAGCAAGATCGCAGTCGGCGTGGCCCGTTAGCCTCCTTCCCTGCCCTGATCATGTTGTTGACGTCAACAAGATGATCCGTCTTCGTTTTGCGGGAAACGGTAGCGGAACAGGGCGTCCATTGCGCGGGCCCGGTCTGCTTTTGAGATATGGGGAGGCCGGGGGCTACCCACGGTCACAACGTCAAACCCAGCATATTTTTCTGGAGTGACCGCAACACTGAACCAGTTCCAGGCCGACCAGCGCCCTGCCCTGTTTTGCGGTGTCCATGGGGGGATGATTTTCCCTTTACCCACACCGAACAGGTCAATGACCGTGCGTCCGATGGTAAGATCCTCCGGTGCGTTGGGGGGGAGTTCTGCCTGCATCAGCACTGCTGCGGCTCGTTTGGCGGCCAGTCCGGTCATGGCATAACACAGGCCGTAGAATTGCCGGCTATCTGCGCCCGATGCGCACCAGTGAATACCGGAACCAGCCATGTCCCTGATCCACGCTCCATTGAGCAGCGCCGTGTCGGAGTCAATTTTGACAACGATGTCGTCGTCCGCCGCATCTCTGGCCAGCGTGGAAATAATACCCCTGACGCATTCGGGGCCGTTGAGGTTGCCGTTGCGCTCAAAAATGCTTTGACGATACCGCGCCCCATACGCTACAAGAGCCCTCCTGGCCTCCGGGGGCGCCGGGACGGCTTCATCGTCCACAACGGTAATCACGGATTCAGGGATGGCCGCCTTGGCGCACCGAACGCATGCAATAGCTTCGTCCGCATCTCCACCATAGGTAAATAGATAGATTCTGATCATGACGGGCCGTAGGGATAGAAGGTTCCGCCGAACACGGGCACCTGGATCATGCCGAGGGCATATTGCGTTACCTTGTCTCCATCGATGTCGGCTACATGGAAGGCGTAGTCAAACGCGACGTTGGGTTTTTCAGTATTGAGGAAAATTGGATATACCGGCCCGGGAATGCCGGAAATATCCCAGGTGTCCAGTTTCGCGTCTTGGTCAAAGTGGAGGTTCAGCCATACTTCCCCCGCCGTGACCGGGATTTTCACCCAGGACGATCCGGATCCGGCGCCGGCCGGATACATTCCCAGGAACGAGCCGTTGAGGTAGATGGCGCCGGGTTTGATACTCGCACCGGTGACAGCTCCACTGGTGTCCTTTTCAAGACGTATTTGGAATCCGTATTCAGGAGCCGGCTCGGAAGATCCGGTGGATGCGGTTATTTGCTGACTGATGGTCGGGGATTCTGGCTTGGGGTCGTACGTCAGGTCGCCGGGTTCGGGCGCGCCCTGCATGTTTTCTAAAGAGGAAGATTGCCGAGATATAGCATTTACTTGATTTAGTTCCAATAAATCTTCGACTCCAAGTTGGTTTGCTGCCCCATAGGCAAGAGTAATAACGTCTGTCTGTAAATCATGGCTGACAGTCTGGACAAGCGTGTTGATGTTTTCCCATTCAGGGTTTCCTCCGGTCAGCGATACGCGCCGTCCCATATACTGCCAGTTTTGAGCGCCGCCACGAGCTGCGAAGGCGATGTCCCCATCGTAAGGGAGTTCTTGCATGGATTCCCATACGGCCCGGGCAATGTCCGCATATGGCACGCCATCAGCAGGCTCGTCGCCGCCATCATCCTCATTGGAGGGCTGCTCGCCGTTGTACATGCCATCGATCGGATAAGTAGAGTAGGCGCGGTCCATCGTGACCAGGTCAACGGCAAATTCCTGCCAGTACACCGTGGTGGTACCGATGGTGCCGATGTTTTTGAATTTATCCCTCCACTGGGCAGGAGCAGATTCCGGGATGCAGAGCCGCTGCTTGATGGTAGTCTTGCACCATTTAGGGTTGAGGGCCTTGGTGTGGATTTGACCTTCGACCAGTTCAAACCCTGTTGCTGATGTGTCATATCCTTTCGGCTCATCCTCTCCGCTTGCTCCATCCCATGCCTTTCCGGTGATAGACGGCGCCGCATACGGTATTATTTGGTTGGCAGCCTCAAGCTCTTGCATCCACGGGAAGTGACGCTCCCAGAAACTGGTGATCATGCTGGATTGGTTGATCTGGCGGCCGCGGATTTTCATTCGCTGGTAGGCCAGACTGCCCGACCTGGTGGATGACACAGGAACGGGCTCGGATGCGGCAGAGCCGTCTGAGTTGTATTTGGAGTAATAAAAATCAGAGGCAACCCGGTAAACAATGGAGTGGGGGAGCGTAGGATCGCCGTCAGCCGGATATCTGGAGAGGTAAGAGACATTGTAGCCGCTGCTTCCACTGGTGTCTGCGACAATGGCGACGCAAGGCGGCACAAGATCGCCGCGAGGAGAGAGGGAAACGTCAATGCTCTTGACGGTGTCCGTGGGCTGCAAGGGCATCGATATAGGCTCCAAAGAGTCATAGTCCGTGATAATGAGCTTGGGCTGATTGCCGCTGTAGTCGTAGTAGCTGACCATGCGAGGAGACCATCGACGGATAGATTGAAGCAGGCTGCCTATGGTATCGCATGAGGCATTCCAGGGGATTATTAATTTGTCGTCGTTGATCCGCAGTTCATACGTGGCCGGGTGGTGCTTGGCCGTGTCTAATACCCCTTTAATGGCATCGCTGATTTTGGCTTTGGGGATGACGTTGTCGGAGGCATAGAGATTGTAGACAGGCCGCCATCCGCCCTTAAGGGCATAGCAATTTTCCAGGTAATACCAAGGGTCTGAGAAAACAATTTTCCAGGATCGCGCTTGCCCGCTGTACACTTTTTCGACGGAGGACACTAATCCTACCAGGATGGCAACGCCATCCCTAGATATGGAGACTGTGTCAAATTGATTATACGGCAAAGTTTCTCCGAGCGTCCGGACAGGATAAATCGCGGTAATGGTGGAAACGGAGAAACTTTGTTGGTCGTGGATAAGGCTCGACGGCTTGAGGCCCAGCAAGTCATTGATGGTGATGTCGTGGTTCCTGCTGCTTGTAAAATGGTTATGTTATGGCTTGATGTTACCGTATCTTGCCTGGTTCGGCAATGCGTTTACCTGTCCTAGTTATTTATTTTTGCTTAATAGGACATAAAACGTATACCACATAATTCCACCAATTACCCCCCCGACGATATAGCCTATTCCAGCCATAGATAAGCCTGATATAAAACTTGCTATTCCCATAATTGCTCCACCACCAACTGACAATGTTGCTAAGAATACGAGGACTGTGGCAAGAGCAGAATGACTTTCTTTGCAAGTTGGAACCTTATTAGGGGAATGCATGATCCCACTATTTTCCCTCAATAATGAAGAAGAAAATAACAATTCCGAAGCCTTGACCCATTTTTTTGTACCTTCTGCGCAAATTAACGTGTCGGGAGAAATTATGTTTCTCTCGACTAACCTTCTTAACTCGGTAAGAACAATAGGTCCCTTCACAACATTTCCGGAAAAATAGTGATACCGCATAAATTTGGGAATTTACAATATCCTCATTTTTTTTCAATGCTTTCTTCTTCTTAAGCCCTCTATATTGTTTTTAGCTTGTTCTAAGTCTTTTTTCATTTGATCCAAACCGTTTTTTAGATTTTTTAGTTCTCCTGATTGAATGTTAATCAGTAATAGAGCTTCTTTCATGTTTCCGGAAAGTCCGTTCAATATAGATTGATTAGTAATGCCCTGTTGTCTTAAGGCGTCTCTAAACGCTATTCCAATTTGTTCATATTCTCGAGAATCTATTACTCCATCGGAAGCGGCTTTCTTCACCTGTCCACGTATAGCTTCAGATGCAGCTCTAACAAGTGCCTTTTGTTGGTCAGTGGCAGATTTTCCAGCCTCCACTATAAACCTATCTACAGCCTCTGAAAAATACTCATTATTCTTTTTAAGTTCCTCTGTTTTCTTATCTATATCTTTTTTTCGCCCCTTAATTTCATTCTCGGCGTCTTCTCTTTGTCTTTCTTCTCTAATGGATTTTCTCTCTTGCGCTTGAGCGGTCCTCCCTCGTTGTTCATCAACTGCCGCTTCCGATTCATTTTTCTTTTTTATATTAGAAAAGTTTCTCGTTGCCTTTTCTTCTTCATTTATAGCTTCTATTAGAGATTTTTCCGCCTCTTCATATTCTTTTTCAAGAGTTTCTATAGTTTTTGCATAAGATGCATAGGCATTACTATATCCACCTTCGCCAGAAGTTCCATTACCTAAAGAGAATCCGCTATCTTCAAGGGCAATATCACTCTTCTTTATGGCTTCTTCTGTGTTAAATATTTTATCTCTTCTATCTTCTGCGTTGATATAACCATATTTATCAAGCAAGGATGAAATTCTTCTATCAGATATATTTTTACCGCCAACAAATTGAGATACTGCATCATAAATATTTTTATCGCTAACTTGTTTATACCTAATAGCCCCTAAATTTACTTCTTTATCCCTTAAAGATATTAAATAATCGTATAAGTCATTTCTCAATGAATTAGTCTGTTCTTCTACAGAAACTTCTGCAGCTCGTCTCTCTTCCAGGGTCATTATATCATCATTAATAGATGCGTTTTGCAAGGCGGCCTTAGCTTCTCTTTGTCTTCGTGCTGCATCTATTCTTTTATTTACTGCATCCGATACATCCAAACTTGCTGATTCTTCTATTTCTCCTCTTCTCCTTGCACGACTATCTAATTCAATTCCTTCCAACAAACGTGCTTTTCTTCGTTCTGCATCTGATCCTTCTCCTAATAGTCCATTTGCAAAATCTTCTTCTACCTTTAATCGGGCAATTTCTGCTTCATCGTCTTTGATTCCTGATTCTAAAGAAATCAATTCTTTACGATAATCCAGAGAATATTTTAAGGCTTCTGATTCCAGCTTTCGATAATCAGCTATTTTCTTTGCACTATCTAAAGCTTCTCTTAAAATTTGCTCGTTTTGATTTTGCCGCCATGTCTCTTCAACCTCTGCTTTTAATTTTCTAAATGCTTCTGCTTCCTCTTCAATCGCCTTAGCAAGCTCTTTGGATTTCGCTTCCGTGTTCCCCATCCAATCGTAAAGCTTCGCCCCGGCCAGAACGGCAAGCGACATTGCGCCGGCCAGACCTGCGCCGCCTCCGAATCCCATCACCAGCCCGGGAATGTTGTTCATGATGCCCCGGATGCCGTACTGCAAGTCATCGAAGAAATAGGCAGCCTGCAAGGCCCCCTGCCCCATGTTCTTCACGCTCCTGGTTGCCTGCTTGCTGTTTTTATCCAACTGCTCCGTAGACTTGTTCAGCGCGTCGATCTGCTGTTTGGCTTCTTCCACGCCTTTTCCGTCCAGCGTGGACTTGAGTTTGATTTCAATTTCTTTCTTGGTGGCCATGGTGGTAAAGGTGGAGGGTTATCGTTGAGCGCGGGCTTCCTCGATGACGAAAGCGGGCAGTTTCCCGGCGGTGAGGGCGTTGCGGGATTCTTCCACGCGTTTCTGCAAGGATTCCAGGAGCATCATATCCCGGATGATGACGCCGAAGGCATGGGAGGGATCAACGCCGGCGGCTTGAGAGGCAGCAAAGACGCTTTCCTTCAATTCCTGCGCCGCCTGGTTCAGGTTCGGGTTCTTGCCGCACTCTTCGGCGAATTCAATGAAAAGCCGTTCTATTCCGTTTTGTTGTTGTTCGTTCATGATGGATTATTCTGTTAAGATGGGTATTCGGTGGAAGTGTAGCGGATGACGAGGGATAATCCGAACGTGCGCCCGGGAGCGTCCGCCGGCATGGGGTAGATGGCATTTCCGAGGCCGTCAAACGCCTGCGGATTGGCCAGCATGGCATGCTGCTCATAAATGCCGTTCTGGTTTTCCACGACCAGCTGCCAGTCCGAACGGATTTCCACGCCGGGAGAAAACGTCCATTTCGCGTTTCCGCCCTCTCCGGTGAAAACCGCCTCGCTGCTGGTCGCCAGAAGAGAGGCAGACCCGTTTTCCACCCGGTAAAGCGTTAACGTGCCGGAATTGGCGCTGGTGGGTTTCGTCGTGATGATTTCCTGCAGCGTCAGTCCCTTTCCTTCGGGGTTGCCTTCCGGGAAGTCCGGATAAACGTCCGAGGGAATAAACCTCCATGAGGAATAACTCATCGGATTATCCGAGTATTCCCCTCCGGGCGGGGGAAGCTGATGATTTCGGGTGACCAGTCCTGCCCTCAATACGCGGATTGTCTGTTTTAACCCGGAATCCGCCTGTGTCGCGGAAACGACGACGGAGCCGGCCGCTCCTTCATTGGGGGCCGCGGTTAACGTGAAGGACCCGTTATTTCCGTTCGTGATATCGGAGATGACAACGGAAGAGCTGGGAGAATTGGGCGTCCAGTCAACGCTGACTTCCCCCGGGTCATAATAGGAAGTCACCTGGACCTGGTAGCTTCCGCCAGTAACGGGAACCTGTACCTGGGTTGGAGCAAGGTTGAAGGAGTAAGAGGGTTGAAGCTGACGAAATTCAACCTCAACAGTCTGTCCTGTTCCGTCCTGAATGACCTGGAGCGACATGGTCCTGTCCTGGTCTCCTTCATTGGCCGCGACGATAACCTTAAATGTCCCGTTGTTGCCGTTGACGATATCGGAAACGGTTAATCCTTCGGAAACGTCGGCAATCTGCCACCCCTGCCCTACCGGTCCAGGGCTGAACGACGATTCCACATTAATGGTGTATTCGCCTCCCTTGACGGGAACGTCGAAAGAAGAGGGCGTCACGCTGAATATCCAGTTGGAATTGTCCGGGGTCCGGTCGGTGACCGTCATGGTCAGCGTGACCAGCAGGCACAGATAGCCGTCTTCGGGAGACGGCGGAGGAACAAAGTTCTCCGTCTCAAACTGGTAGCCGGTGATGACGGCGGCAAAACGCCATTGCGGCTGGTCGGAGAACTGCAGGTACAGATAGCCGTTCTGGTTGCTGGCCAGCCACAACGCCAGGTTCTCCTGCCAGGAAGCCATGTCGTGATAATCCGTAAACCAGCGGTAAAACGCGATGGTGCGCTGCTCCACGGCGCTTCCCAGCCCCTGCGCGAACGCTCGCGGTCCGTCTACCAGCGACGTTTCAAATGCCTCCATGGATCCGCCGAAGCGGGGAGGCTCCGGCGTATCGTCCCAGAGGTTGAGCAGCTGGATCTGGTTGCCGGCGGCGGAAACGTAGCGCGCCGCGTAGGGGGCCTGGTAAGTCATGGGCGGTTACTGGTTGATATAGTCCTTCACCCCTTCCGCAATGGCTTCGGCAACGCGTCCTGGATGGTCCTTCAAAATAGAGGCGTTTTCAGGATTGGTGATGAATCCACATTCGCACAGCACCCACGGACAGCGGGTCTTTTTCAGGACGGCCAGTCCCGGACGCGACTGCACGGTGTTGGCCCGTCCGGGCAGCAGCCGGGCAAGAGGTTCCGCGATGCATATGGCCAACCGGCTTCCTTTGACGCTTCCCGGGTAGAAACATACATGAGCGCCATGAGCCTGGGGATTGTCGGACGAATCGCAATGCAATGAAATTCCGAAGTCATAGCCGCCTTCGTTGGCGGCCTTGACGGTGGCGTTCAAGTCCTGGGAATTGGTCATCTTCGGGAAGTCGATCACATCCACCCGGGCTCCCAGCCGTTCCAGCATGGGGGCGAGGCGTTCGGCGATCGTCGCCGCGACGGCGTGTTCTTCAAGCCCGTTCCCGCGGGCCCCGGTGTTGTTGGCATGGCCTATATCAATAGCTATTTTCCTGATTATTCTCCTTTAATGGTTGATTGTTAATATAGTGGAACTTGTAAGAAAAACTTTACAGTTGGTCAGCTTTCCGCACATCGGAGGATCACAAGGCACGCAATGGGGAAACAGAACGCGGCAATGCCCGCCGCCGTGTCTCCGCAAGCGGCAAAAACGCCGGCCATCACGCACCCCATCAGCGGCAAAAGAACGGAAGGATTCAGCAGCTTATTCACTTTTCCAGTTTCTTTTCTATGTTTTCGATTCGGACGGCAAGCAGTTGGATCGCCTTGGCGGTCTCCACCTGGACTTGTGTCTGCATGGTCATCAAATCACAAAGGCGGTCATTGTGGTGACCCATGACGTCCCCGATGTACCAGCACGCCCCGCCGCAAATGGACAGAGACAAAATGACACAAGCAATCATTGGAGATGCCTTGGCTAATTCCAAAAAACGTGCCGGTACTTCGGAGAGTTTGCACATGGTCTTATTTCTTGCTCGGAATTACTTGTACGACGGGCGGCACATCCGTTTCCGGCTGGGCCTGGGAATAGGACAGGTGGCCCGGTTCCAGCACCAAGCAAGAACCGTCCTTACAAATCACCGTCTTGCCCTGGGTAACGTCCACGGAGTGGCCGCAGCCGGACAGGGACATTCCCAAACCGCCAATGACGGCGCCGGCGATGGCCGCCCCGGCCCAGTGCAGGGCCTTTTTCCACCAGGAGGACGCACCAGCAGCTTGTCCGGTCAGATAGTCCTTTACATCCTCAAGCGCATGCTTGCCCATAATCGGCAGGGCATGTTGCGTCAACGTATTCCAACCGGCTTTCTCGTCGTTTGGTAGTTCCTCATATTTGACCTGTACTTGCCCATTATACCAAGATTTACCGGCTGCATAAGCATTGTACATTTCCTCGGCTATTGCCTCGATGTGATTGCATTGATTTTTGTTAGTCATTGTTTTGTGTTTTGGTAAAATGTTTGAAGAACGCCACGGCGGCAGGGTCTGTGATGACAAATTCCGGATAGTCGCGGACTGTGAATATCCGCCGTCCTCCCTGAGCATTGATGGCCTCGACATCCAGCGCAATCTCATCCTGATGCCCGACGGGGGTGTAAGGATCATCCTCGCCGTAGATGGTAGCTGTCATCAAATGCGCCCATACCTGGGACGCCTGCCAGTCCTCTCCCATGCCCACTAGCGCGGCCACCACGGCGGACATAGCCGGAGCCTGGTCGGCGGGGATATCGTCTTGGGTGTAGTTGTCCCTATGAGTGTATCCGTCCTTATCTGGAAAAACAGCGGTCATCGTGAACTTGTCCCACGCGCCGGGAGAAGGAAACTGTATCTGTATTTGGGTATTATCCATAATTGTTAATCGGTTAATTTCTCTGGATCAGTTCGCACCATTCACCAACGATAGTTCCTCCATAATAATTGGGTGCATGCACCCCGACAGAACAATGTCCCGCCGTCTTTGCCAGTGACAGCCTGCTGGACATCGCTCTGTTATAAGAATCCAACGTAAATGTCTCCGGTAGAATCTTGTAGGAAACAAGACGCCCGGCGCTTTTATCAAACCCAACCAGCCAGACACCAGAATGCTTACTGGTCATGGACAAAGCCACTCCCCGCAAGGCAAGGCTGTCAGGAACAGACATTTGGTTAACCGTATTGATAACAGTACCGGACACTTGATCCCACCGGGACATGCGGACAGACACGGCACATTGGCCATTGGCCGGACGGCCAATCTGTATATCGACCCAGTATCGCATGTAACCTGCGGGCGTGGCAAAGGGATCATCATCAAGGCTCGCGTAATCCGCATTGAAGGCAGTATTGCCTATGGCGATCGAATCAAAACACCGGCCATACCCCAAGCCGCAGGACATCGGAAAATAACAACTGGTCAAGCCGTCGTAAGCTGTATTGTTATTGTCGAGATTGATCATATTAAAATCAGCCGTGGCCACAGTCCATGCCGGCATGTTGTCTCGCCCGGCGGCCCACCAAAACCGATCCACAAGTATTCCCCAGGAAAAAGGATTGGAAGAACTGAAATAGGTTCTCAAGGGAGAAAACTCCATTTCATTGAGTAGTTGTACCTCCTTGTATCTGGCCGCCTCCGTGTCAGTGGATGGCACTACTGGAATATTGACACCCCCGTTGGCGTTAATCGTGCCTCCAAAAGTAGCCGCCGTGCTGATGGATAAAGTAGAAGCAGCAACCCTGTTACAATTTACGGCATTGCCGGATATTTCTCCTGCAGAAGCAAGGGAGGGGACGCGTATGGTAGCGTTGTTTTCATTTGCGAAAATTGTTGCTCCCCCATTACTTAATGTAATTCTCTCCCCGCCGGGAAGAGAAAGCCCTTTTCCGCATGTAACTAGCTCGGTAAACACAGCTCCTTTGGCCGCCAGATTGCCCTGGAGGGTCATATTGCCCTCGGCATCTATTTCAGGCATAGCAGCAAGAACGTCTTCGGCCCGTTTGGCAGCATCTTCTGCGGATTCTGCGGATTGGCCGGCGTTTTCCGCCGCCTTCTGGCTGTCTTCCTTGGACTGTTGAGCTTCGTTGCTGGCCTCTTTGGCCTGCTCCGCGTAATAGGCGGCAGAGGAGTCTCCTCCCAACAGTACGTTGACGCATCCGTTTCCATCGGGCAGATTGACAATGACGGCGCCGGCAATCGCTTGTTTTTCGCCAGGCAAGTCAGGAGTCACGCGTCCGGCTGAAACGAAACATCCGCGCAGAAGGGGAGATTCATCTCCATTTCTGTCCATAAAAACATCGTAGGCCCAGGCGCCGGGAGGGACAGATTCCCAGGAGATCACGCCATTGCCGTCATCATCCGTGGAATATCCAAATTCCGTGATGCCGCTTTTGAGACGGATAGCCCCCCGAAGCGTCACCCCTGTCATATCAACTGGGTCGCCATGGAAGTCCAGAATACGGATCACGAGGGACTGGTTGAGCCCTGTGACTGTCCGGATATCGTATTTGCCTGCCTGCTGCCTGAGAAAAAAAAGAGGATGCGGGGGCGCAGCGCGCCCCCTGGTGAAACGCGTCAGGAACCCGGCGCCGGCGTCTCGTCCTGCACATTGGAGGGCGTGAACTGGTACTTGCCGCGATAATCCATCTCGAACTCGAACTGGGGTGAAGCAATCGCCGTGGTGTGTTCGGGATCCTGCAGGAGGCGCAAGGCGCCATGCGCCGTTCCGACCAGATAGATAGTACCCACGTCGTTCTGATACCAGAAGTGAAGATACCCCTCAATCTTGTTGTCGCCGCCATGTCCGACGGTAGTCGATTCCTCTCCATTGGAGGGAGGCGCTCCCAGAGCGAAAGACAGCTGGAACCATTCGGGGGACATGTCCGGCGTGGTGAAGGTCATCCGCTTGCCGGTCGTCGTGTTCTTGCGCTGCTGGCGGTAGCCCAGCGCGCCGCCGTAAAAGCGCGTCACTTCTCCTTCGACCTGGGTTGCGACGGATTGGAAAGCCCCCAAAAGCCCGAAACTCACCCAGGGCTGTTCAGGCCCGGCTGTCGGATCGGCGGGCGGAGCCGTGGGAGGCGTCGGAAACTGGTCCGGCCCGGTGACGTAGGAAACTCCCCCGTCTTCGGTCACCTTGATGCCGTCGGGGAGGAAAATCGCCAGAACGCCGGTAATCTGCGGCGTAACATTGCGGTTTGTGAATGTGGGATCGTATGTAGTAGCCCTGGTGCTGGAAATGGTTAGTAGATGATGGATGCCTTGCCGTCGGCTTCCAGTTTATCGGCGAGTTCTTTTGTAGCACGGATGCGCGCTCCTTTCAAGAAGGTTGAGCGCCCTATCCTCACTTCTTTGGCGAGAATGAGAATGTTCGTGTCGATGACGGGGGCCTGATCCGTCTTCTTCTCCGGTTCAGTGTTGGCTGCAGTTGCTTTGCTCATTTGATGTCAACGAGGTTGAGGGTGGACAGAGCTTCCGCGACGGGCGCGGGAAGTTCCGGGGTGTCGGTTTTCATGGAGAGGCTGAGAACCAGCCCTCCGTCCAGTTCGGCGCGGGTGCGAATGACCCGCACGGCCTTCTTGTCAGTGGTTTTCTTATTTTCGTTGGTCGTTGCCGGCGTTTTGTCGGCGGTTTCGCGGGGTTCGTCCGGTTTGGGGACGTTCTTCCGCACAGCCTTCTTGTCAGTTTTGGATGTGTTCATGGAATTGCGGATGGTTTCGTATGTTGATGTTGACCGGGACGCGGTAGTCCACGGTCAAAACGTTCATTTGCCGTTCCTCGCCGTCAATGCGGGCGGAGGAAGCGAAGCGGCCCTTGACCTTTCCTTTCATGGAGGCGGAAGCGGCAAAGGGAAAAGGGTTCCAGTCCCAAAGGGTTTCCTCAATCAGGTCGCCGATAGCGCGCAGATAGTAATCCGGCGTCAGGCATTCTTTGGGGAACAGGGACGCGTTGTGATAAATGGCGGCGATGACGAAATACTGCCGCCACATGGTCGGGACGGCGGTCTGTCCGTGCCCGTCCTGGTATTCGGCGGCTTCTCCGGGGCACACCAGAACGACGCCGTTGTTGCCCATCGCCGACATGATGATGTCGTTGGCGGCGTACTGGGGGTCGAAGGGCCGTTCGAAGATGTGGCAGTTCAGCGCTCCCAGGCTCTTGAGGCGCTCAATGACGCGCCGGCACATGGTTTGGTCGATGGAGGGGATCATGATGCGTTTCCGATGTTGGCGAGGTAGGTTTCCGCGGCGCGCTGCGCCATCCGGTCCATCGTCGGGAGAATTCCAGGCGTGGGCGGGATCGTGACTTCGCGGCACAGCACGTAGAGCACGTCGCCCGTTCTGGATCCCTGGCGGAACAGTTTGCGGGCCGCTTTCTTTCCGGTGGCTGATTGCGCCGTCTTGAGGATGAGGACGCCGGTCACATTGCCGTTGCGCCCGCCGTTTTTGGAGGGGATGAATTGCAAGTCCTCTTTGCGGAAGCCGGCGCTGTAAATGCTTCGGGCCCCGCCATGGCCGCGGGGGGCGTTGATGGTGGGGATAGCCAGGTTCCGGATCGGGTTCCCGGTGATTTCCGAGGTGCGCCCCGTGGGGCGAAGCGGCCCGCCCAGATAACCCTGCGTGCCGATCCAGTGAAGACCGATGCCGCGCCAGGCGATGGAGACGCTGACGCCCTCGGCGGTTTCTTCCATGGTCGTGGCGTCCGCCGCGCCGTCGTAGTAGTCCTTGCCCTGCTGGCGCAGGGTTTCCTGAATGAGCAGGCTCAGGGCGACGCCGGACTTGCGGAGGGCGGTTTTGTGCCGGGCCGAGGACGGCTCCATGTCGGCAAACGCCCGGTCAATCTCGGTCTGGTCAATATGGACGGTTACAGCCATTTGGAGGGTAAAACGTAAGGGGTGGGCAGTTCCACGCGGAGGGCTCCGGCGACGTCTTCCACTTTCTTGACGTGCCCGGAGGTAAGGCGCCAGGTGAATTCTCCCTCTTCCTTCCGGGAAACGGGGATATACTGGCGGGAGGACGCGGCGGCCACGTCCGCGGGCCGGGCGTACCAGACGCCTTCCGTTTCGGCAAACAGGCGATCCAGCAGGCGGTCCAGGTAGAGGGCTGCCAGCGTTCCGGCCACGGATCCCCCGGCCGCCGCCAGGCGGAAGGCCTGGGCCTGACGCAAGGGGATCTCTTCCGGGAAATCCCCGGTGAAGACCTCCGCCAGCTCGGCGTCTGTATAGGGCCGTGTGCCGTTGGGGTCCGTATATGTGAAAGTGGTATTGCCGTCTTTCTCACTCTCGATGCGCACGGCGTCTTTCAGGATGCGGCGGATTTTATCCGCGTTGGCGTTCGTGACACCCACGGCATTGCTTTCCAGTGTGGCGTTGAAGCTGGCGGGAGCGGAACGGACGCGGGAAACGTCCAGGCCGGCCGCGCGAGCTTCTTCGGCCCCGACGGGAGCAATATTCATCCCGGATAGGTAATCAAAGGGAGGGTAAGGCGTTCCAAACCGCGAGAGACGGATCCAGATGTCGGAGGCCGCCAGGGCATAGCCGACGGTTTCGCCGCGGATGAAGCCGGAGGACACTGCTTCGGTCGCTTCGTCTTCCAGCCCCACCCGGGCCCGGTTCCAGCGTTCAGCCCAGTAGCGCGGGTCTTCCCGGCCTTGGGAGCGGTAAAATTTGAAGACGCCCGTGTCGTTGTCCTGCGTCCAGTTGTACCAGTTGCGGTAGCCGTGGGCCATGGCTGCGTTGGTTTCCATCACTACCTGGATGCGGAGCCAGGAGGATAAGTCCTGAATGCCTCCCTGCCCCGTCGCCGGAGGCCGGTAGCCCTGCTGGCGCAGGGTTTCGCGGATGGCCTGCTGCGCTTCCTCGTAGCTCAAGGCGCCGGACGCGACTTTCGCGGCCTTGTCCTCAAAATCGGACAGGATGACGCCGGGTTCCACGCCGGACACGAAAAAGGCGCGCTCGGCGTAGTCGTTGGAGATCATCTCTCTCTGGGCGGCGGTCATCATCGGTAGGTGCTTCGCATCGGGTTGAACCAGGGCCGGCGCGTGTAGCGCGGCATCATGTAGGCGGGGTCCGCAGGAGCGGATCCCTCCACGCTTTCGGGCAGCATGTCGCCCCGGGCATAGAGAGCCAGCATCGCGTCGGCCGATTCGGCGGCTTTCTGGCGCGTATCGGTCAGGTTGAGCTGGTAGCGCAGGTAGAGCTGCCGGATGATCAGCGGCCATGCCAGGGACCGCATGCTTTGCGGAATGTCGTACATGCCGCTGTTCTGGAGCGATTGCCGCAGGGCGAGGTTGTTGGCCAGCGCCCCGCGGATGGTCATGCAGACATCGTTGACCGCCTCCATCATGACATCCCGGTAGTCCAGGCTGCGCTGTTCCCCGGCTGTTACCAGGGCATCGCGTTCGGCGGTGTTGAGACCGAGCAGCCGATCGGCTTCGTCGGTGGAAATCGTGGACCAGGCAGGAAAGGCGGACATGATGGAGGCGGGCGTTAGGGTTAATCGCCGGTGGCCGTCGCGTCGATGCGGACGATGGCGCTGGGGTTCGTCAACTTGGTCAGCGAGTAGACGCGGTTTGTGACGAGCGTCAAGGCCGGCGTCGGCTTGTATTCGGTAATGACTTCTCGGCGAAGCTTGCCGGAAAGACCGAAGGTCTTGACGGCGGAGGCGTCGAACTGCGTCGGGGAGTCTTCCTTGTACAGGACATAGACTTCGTTTTCCATGATGGTTTTCGCGTCGCCGGAAGCGTCGCGGTACGGCATGGACGCGATGTAAATATCCCGGATAGGACGGATCAGAGCCATGCGAAGAAGGTCTTCGTTGAACAGGCCGACGCTGTTGAAGGAAACCACCTGACGCGCGAGCGTGTTGGAGCGAAGCAGCTGCCATGCGTTGATGCCGAAGACAATCGTGTTCGGCATGTGTCCGGTTGCGGCATTGATGGACAGGATTGCCTTGTCCAGGTCCGCCAACGGGTTTTTCTGCTGGTTGGCCCAGTCACCCATGCCGGAAGCGGCCGGAAGCTGGCTCATCAGAAGCTTGGCGCGTTCGTATTCGTACGAAGTGACGAACTGCGATTCGATGAGTTTGTATTCCGCCAGGGTGATGGCCTGCGCCTTTTCCCGGTTGACGCCCAGCAAGGCGTCAGGGATGGGCAGCGTCAAGCCGTAGCCCTGAAGGGTGTCGGTTTCGTTTCTTCCGCGCAGGACGGTCTGGCGGGGAGGTTCGCCCGGCCCCACCTGGATGGGCTGGACGGTGAAGGCCGATTCCGTGTCCCAGACCTTGTACTGGAAATTCAGGTCATAGACCGGGACGATCGGAGCGATGCGGCTGATGATGGAGTTCTCTTCGGTGTTCCCGGACCCCGCGGAATAGGAGGTCAGGACATCGGTGAACTGAACGGCGGAGCAAAATGGAGTAGCCCTTGTTCTTGGTCTTTCTGTTGGTTGGGGTTAATAGTTAGGCTGCGGCGACCTGGTAGGACGGAACGAAGCCGATTTCCACAAGGCCCTGTTCCCACTGGGCATGAATAACGCGGGCATAGACGGTGTCGCCGCTGGCGGCGGCCTTCCATGTCCCGTTGGCCGTGATGGTGACGGGCGTTCCGGCGTTGATGGTTCCGGGCGTGTCGGATAGAGCCGCCTTGATCAGGCCGGCATACATTCCGACGAGCGCGGCGACGCAGGTTCCCTTGTTGGGCTGTCCCTGCAGGACGACGCCGAGCAGCTGCGTCTGCGTGGGGATGGCGGACAACGGAGTTCCGACAAATTCGGGGATGTCAGGATTGGCGGTCAGCGCCACGACGGTTCCTTCCTGTCCGCACAGGTCAACGCCTTCAGGGGCGTTGAAATAGACGATGGCGCTTTTCTGGGTTACGTTGAGTGATGGCATTGGTTGATATGGGTTAAGTTATCGGTTGGCGGAGACGATGAAGCCTTCTTCGGTCGCTTTCTGGTAGGCGTCATAGCGCTTCATGCCGTCCTTGATCAGTTCGTTGACGCGGTTGTTGAATCCGTCAATGGATTCCTTCTTGCGGAATGGGTCAGGGGGATTCAGCGTCGCGCGGCGGTTCAGAGGCGTCCTTTTCGGCAGTTCCTTCTTTTCCTCCTGATCCGGTTTTTTGGGCGGAGTCTGGCGGTTGAGCGCACGGATAAAAGCGTTCAGCGCGGCGGGGCTTTCCCGGAGAGAGTTTTTCAGCTCTTCCCGGCGTTCTTCCGTGAATTCCTCGCGTTCTTCCTCGTCCAGCGCGTTTTCGTACGTGCTGACGGCGTCGTCCACTTCGGCGTTCACGTGGTCTTTCTCACGCTTTTCCAGCGAGAGCAGTTCATCAAGGCGTCCGAGGATCGCCCTGCTCATGTCGTCGGTGCCGTCAAATTCGACATCCAGCTTGTCAAGCAGGGAGTCGAACAGGGCCCGCTGGGCCTTGTCCATCTCCTTGGACGGATATTCTCTATCGTCGTTTTCCATATTGGTTTTCTGGGTTGTTTCCCCCTCTTCGGGGCTTTTGGGGTCGCCCCCGGCCTCGTCGGAGGCGGGGGAAGTCTGTCGGTTGACCAGAGGCCGCTTTCCCTTGATGCGCGGCCGGTTGGTCAGAGCGAAGCCGGTCAGACGCGACGGGCGGTAGACGCCGTCCGTCAAAGTCATGCCTTCGCCATATTCGGTGGATGATTGCGTGTATTCCTTGTCCTGCAGCATCTTCAGGCCGCGCGGCGTCCATTCGATGAACCCGTAGAGTTCCAGCGTGCCGGAAGGGTCGCGGTAGGTGTCCAGCCTCTTGAGCCATCCGAGGGCCCGAGTATCGCGGGAAAGGTCGTGGCTCAGGTGGTCGCCGTCGATGAGCATGCCCGGGCCGTCAAAGGTGCGGGCGTTGAAGTCGTCCACCATGTCCCGGATCGCCTGCTCGTCGATGCGCAACACGGCGGGACCCTCGCCGTAGTCAACGTCATGGTCTCCGCTTTTCTCAACGTGGAACCAGCCGTTGGCGGGTCGGGACAGGTCATTGATTTGTTTCGTGCTGATCATCGGTAAATCCTTTCATGAGTCCGGCGTAAATCATTTGCTGAAGCTGTTCATAAGCATCGGGCGGAATGAGTGCTTTTTCCGGTTCCCTGTTGGCCGCCGCCGTCACCGGAACGGGGTCCTGCGTGTCCTCGATCGACATGCCGATCTTTTCTTCAATCTCGGTCTTCTCGGGGCGGACGCCTCCGTCGGCAAGCGCGGCGATTTCCTCGGCTTTCTGCAGCGGGGTCTGGACGGCGTCAAAAGTGATGTGGAGGCGGGCCAGCGGTTCGCCGTCTCCCAGGACAAGCGGGCTGATGGCGGCGTTAAAAGCTTCGGCGACCTTGGAACAGACCGCGGAGACGACCGAATTCCAGCTATCCGTGTGCGCTCCCCCGGCCAGCGTGCCGGATCCTGATTCATTCAGGACGGTCAGAGTGCCGGCCATTACAAACCGCACCTGGTCCTTGTCGGACATGTTGATTCGGGATAGGAAATAGTTTTCGTTGATGTTGGAGGCTTTCAACGGTTCGGCGGTGCAGCCGGGAGGAAGCACAATGGAGGCTCCCGATTTGAGTTCCTCACAGGCCCGTTCCAGCGCGTCCATGACGGCGGCGCTCGCGTCCTTGGGCGCCGTGATGATGACCGGGGCGCTCCCGTAGCGGTCCATATGGTTGTCCCACGTAACTTTGGCGTGATTCCGCTCAAAAGAGGCGCGGGTTGCCGGAAAAAGAATGGGGTTCCGGTGCTCCATGACCACGAGCGTTTCTTCCTCTACGCTCTCGCCCGTGTCGACCCCGATGTAGCACTGGGGATTAAACTGCCATTCGTTCAGCTCTCCGGGCCGCACCCAGTATCGCTGCGGGATGAATTCAAAGCGGCGGCCCCAGGAATCTTCGATGTATTGGAGGTGGGCGTACCCGTAAAACATAGCGGAGGCCAACTGCCCAAAGGCCTGTTGAAGTCCGGTGACGGAGTGATAGAATTCTTCCAGCGCGTTCTGCTGACGCTGGGCTTCCGGGCTGTCGTCCGCGGCGTCAATCTTCCATCCCTGCATGGAGACGCTTTCAATGAGCCGGGAATAGAGCATGCCCATCAAGCCGTCCGAGTAGATGACCTCGTCCCAAATGAGCATTTGGCGGGCAAAGGCTCCACGCCGCGCTTCGTTCCGGGCGTCAATCAGGGTTTGCAGGTCGGCGCCCTGTAACGGGTCCCAATATTCGTACCATTGAGGCTGGTTAGGCTTCCGGCTCTGTTCCGTCAACGCTCGCCGGGCCAGGTCCGTTTCAAGCTCCTTGATTCTGGTCTCCTGTTGGGCTACCAGCTTCGGGGCGTTGAGGATATTTTTGACGGCGTTAAACCTGAGGCTAAAGAAAAGGTGGTTGCAGGGGAAGGAGTTGGACCTTCGATTCGGGGACAGGAACCCCGCGTGATATCGTTTCACCACCCTGCGATTGCTTACATATCGTCATATATTGATATCTTGATATGTTGTCAACCCTAATATCTCCCGTAAGCGCGTTTTGATGACACGGGACGGGCGTACCAGGCTCCCAGCGTCCGCGCCAGTCCGCTGTTCCGGCGCGCGTGCCAGGCCATCACAAGGGCGTCGGCCCGGTCTGGGGAACGAACGCCCCGCTTTGCCATATCTTCTTTGCTTTCAATGCGGACGCGGCCTATTGCGTCGGTTTGGAGTCGTGGAGCAACCAGCTGCTCAATCGTATCCTCGTCAATGTCGAGGATGAGTTCTTTTTCTTCGATGGCGCGGGCGAGAGCCCGCCATGCCTGGGCTCGCAGATTGACAAAGGCTTGTGTGTCATCCGCCGGAAACCCGCCGCGGTAGGAGTGCACCGGAAAGCCCTCGGCGCGGAAGTCATCAATGATGGGGAGCCCTAGGCCGTCGCCGTCGGCAAAGATGCGGTCGGCAGAGATGCCGAGTTCGGCGGCCTTCCGGCGGAAACGTCCGCGCGCTCCTACGGTGTCCGGGTCGGACCAGTGGTCGGCGATGAAAAAACGGTTGCCCTGCCCGGCCGCAAAGACGTTTTCATCGCCTCCCGCGGCAAAGTCGAAGCCGCCGCAGGTCTCTCCGGTGTCCAGGAAGGGAGGCGGGTTGTTGACCAGCTCCATGAGAGCGCGGCGGGAAATGACGGATTGTCCGTCAAGGTCGGTGAATTCACCAAGGATGGCCGAGCGGTAGAAGGAGGACTGCTCACCATATTCTTTTTTCAGGCGTTCGGCCTTGCCCGGGTCGTTGATTTCAATGTGCGGGCAATCCTCGTATTTGACGCGGATTTTGTAGTAGAGCGATGAATTTTTGTGAAAGCAGTCGTAGAAGGTGCCGGAATCGGCGCCCGGCGACGAGGTGATGAACGCGTGAAAGAGCGTGCAGCGGGAAACGGCGGTGAAGATGGAGTCCGGAATGGTTTTGGCCTCGTCCAGGACGTAAAAGACAGGATCCACGTCGGGCGAGATTTTTGGATGCCATCCTTCCGCACGTCCCGCGTTGTCGGTGGAGAAACCCACGGCAAAGCCTCCCTCCGGCGTGCGGATCTCCGTCTTGTTGAAGGTCCAGCCGGAAAAGAAAGGATTGTCCATGTAGCGGCGGAGCGCGGGAAAGAGCTGCTTTTCCACCTGCATCCACGATGAGGACGTAACGGGGACCTGTCCCCGCGGAAAACAGGTGAGAAAGTACAGGATGGCGGGAGCGATGCAGTTGCTTGTCTTGCCGGATCCGTTAGGAGCGACCAGAGCCACGCTTTTCCCTCCCAGGGTCAGCTTACCCAGGGACAACGCCTTGATGGACTCCACCTGCCATGGATAGGGGTCAAGGCGGAGGATATGGCGCAAGAAGAAGCTGACGGGGATTCGTGTCCTGACGGGTTAGGGATGGAGTTTGCCGGCGATGGTTTCCAGCGCGGTTTTCTCGTCTTCCTGCAGCTGGGCGAGCTGCTCAGGGTCCAGCGTGATTTTCCGTTCCAGCGGCGCTCCGGGAACGCCGGCGACGTCCTGACGGACCCGGTCTCCGAATTTATCAGGAGCGAAGCGGGCGGCGACTTTCAGCCGGGTTTCAATGGCGAGCTTCTTCGCGGCGACGGAGGCGGAGCCGCATTCCGGGTCAAGGGCGACTTTCGCGGCTTCGTCGGCCAGCTCCTGGCAGGCGTCAATCATAGCTTCCGACTGCGCTTCCCGTGCGTGTTGAATGAGTTTGGAAAACTCCGGCTTTGTTTCACGCCAGTTCCAGACCGTCCAGACCTCCGGCATGTGGTCATCGGAGCAGATGGATTTCATGGTTTCGCCGTTGGCAAGACGGGAGGCTATTTCGGCGGCGAGTTCCTCGGTGTAGAGGCTCGGCCGCCCCGGTTTTCTTTTGGTAATAGGTTTATTTTTCCTGCGGCTCTATTATAGGAGGCAACGGATATCCAATTCAAGCGCGTTGTTTGTTCTTGATTCGGCACGGGGGCCGGATGGCGGATCCTGGAGGCTCCATCCGTCCCGGAATAAAAAAAGGGGCGGCTTCGAAAAAACCGCCCCTTTTTAAGGGAAGTGGGCGTTGCCGCCCGGATGATCTTGCGATCGTTTTAATCCACAGCCCCGAAGGGCTGAACGTTCAGAAAGAACGCCTCCTCCTATCATTTTTTGATGGAGGACGACAACGAAAAAAATCTTCTTTTTTCATTTTTTCTCTTGCTATACTAAACATTGTTTAGTATATTGACCTTGTTGACGGGAGGTAAGGGACCGAACGAAGACACAATCCAAAACCAAATCAGAAAGAACAAGACAATGAACGACAACAAAATCATCACCACGGAAGACGGCGAAGAAATCAATCTGAGCGCGCTTGAACGCGAATTCGGTAGCTATGATTTTGAAGGACACACCTACTATGCTGCTCGCCAAATGGAATTAACCAATCGTCTTTTTGCCGGATGCTACAACGACGCGGAAGACGGGGACGAATACACCGAGGAATACTCCGCGCCCGGATACGACGAAAACGGAAACCCCGTGGAAATCTTCATGACTTTCACGCAGGTGAAAGGTGAAGAGATAGACCCGGAAAACCTTAACTGGTTCCAGGACTCCGACCGCGTTGAAGCCCTCTAACCATGATTCCAGGGCGGTGCATGCCGCCCTGGCACAGCTATGACTATTCAAGAATTTGTTGATTGGGTGCAGTCCAGATACCATTTGCGATCCAAAACTTCTGCGGTCAAAAAGGCTGCGCAAATGTTGCGTGTGACGGAAATGGCGGTGTGGCAATGGTTGGGCGGGTCCAGAAAAACGAGTCCTTCCATGGAGCTGTTGATGGAGCTAATCACCCGTCACGGATTGCCGGACGAATAGACCTATACGAGATTCCAGGGTATACGAGATTCCAGGGTTAGTTGGGGTGGTGGTTAATTTCCCGGTACGATTGCCAGTCACACGTGATGATGGTTCCGCAAAGATGGATGCGGGAAACAATGGCTGGGCCTAAACGATCTTCCAGGATGGCGGGGTTGTAGTTGGCAATGATGATTGTCGGCTTGCCGTTCTGGTGCCGGTAATCAATCAGACGTTCCAGGGCCGGGCCTGTAAAGTCCGTGTCTTTAACCTCGTGATACTCGTCCAGCACAAGCAAGTAAGGCGCCTTGTAGCGAGCCATGACGGCAGATTCCGATCCGCCGCCGTTGAACGTCTCACGGATGGCCATGGTGTAATCATACGTCTTGGAGTAGAGGACGCGTTTCTTGCGCCTGTACATGAGGCGGGCAAGAAACGTGCTTAAAACCGTTTTCCCGGTGCCGTAACGTCCATTAAGTACAATGATGCTTCCAGGCGTCAAAACAAGGCGGTAGGCATCACGGAGGGCCTTCTTCCATGGTTCTCCGGTTACTTCGTCGAGGCAATCAATGGCCCGGCGCGGGAATCCGCGGTCAATTAGGCCCAGCCGTTCGTATGTTGCCTTGCGTTCTTCCTCCCGCTGCTTTTCGGCAGCGAGCGCTTCGGCTTCCAATTCTTCGATGCTTTTTCCGTCGTCGGCAGCGAGCGCTTCCATTGAGGCAAGGATGTTTTCAATGCTGGCGCTCTTCAGGGCTTGTCGGGCGTCAATGGGGTTGTCAGTCTTTCCAGAAGTCATCTCTTCGTGAGGGTTTAGGTGTTGATTTTGATGTAGTTCCCGCAGTATTTGCGGGTTTCAAGCCGGAATCGGCGTGGTTGTTACGCGCCCATGTGGCGGCGTATTGGCGGGCCAGGGGCCGCCAGTCCGACAAGGGGACTCCGTGCTTGTTCCGCCATCCAACGGCGGATTGCTCGTTGAAAAACCGCTCGGCGCACCGGGAAAGCTCGTCTCCGAGTGGATGCAGCACTTGAGCGGCCATGAAACGGTCAACCTCGGAAACGTCCTGCGGAAATTGGCAGACCTCGCGTCCGGTTGTTGTAGTTGTAGTAGTATTACTTTCTTCTCTTCTCTTCTCTGGTCCGACATTGTGTCGGACAACGGTCGGACATGATGTCGGACTTTTGTCGGACACAATGTCGGAAACGTTGTCGGATTGGTCTTTCAGAGATCGCCGGATTCGTTTTGCTTCCGCTTCCAAGGCGCGCGCCTTGGAGGAATTGCCGTTGTGGCGGTCAAAGTTGGGGATTACAAGGGCACCTTCACGGCCTTGCAACCAGCCAACGGAGACAAGGCCGCGGGCAAATCCGGGGCAATAAACAACCCGGTCGATATGTGCATATTTCGTTTTTAGGATTCCGTCTTGAGTATTGGCATCTGCCCACGCCCAAAACCGCCACAGTTTCCCCAATACAAAATCAGGGTCATCCATGTGCAGTATTTCCGCCAACTTTACCACTTCCGGCTTGTCGGGCGTCGTGTGTTCTACTTTTATCCAGTCTCCAGCCATAATCAAAAAAGCGTCAGTTGAGGATTGTAGTTCATCAATCTGCCGAGCAGAACCCGGAATGCAGTTGCTGCCACTGCCGAAACTTGTCCGTTGCCAATGGCTTTAAGGCGGTCCACTCTAGCGGCCACCCCATGAGCCACTCGACCCACGGCGGGTTCAGCTGACCACCATTCCCCGCAGTCATTTGTTTCCGTTCTTCCGTCGTAACAACCCCCTCGGATTCCAAGGATTTCATTTTCTGGAAACTGCCGCTCCCTCCGCACATTCCCTTGGTGCTGGGCGTTGGAAACATCCGGACAAATTCGGACAATCCCTGTTGCCTGCTGTTCGGGCCACGTCTCTTGTGATCCGAGGCAAGGGGACTCGGAAACATCATCCCCGGAATCCAACCTGTTGAAGCTACATCCAGCAAGAACTTTGGGCCCCATGAATGGCTCCCCTTGTTGGGGGCGTTGCAAGTCGTTGGCGTGGGGGTCATGTGCAAGTATCCAGATTCTCTTTCGGACGTGCGGGGCTCCCACATCGTCCGCTCCCAGCACAAGCCATTCCGCATCATACCCGATTTCGGCAAGATCACCGAGGACTCTGGCAAGGCCTCGTCCCACAAGCAAAGGTGAGTTTTCCAGGAATGCGTAGCGAGGTCGTACTTCATTGATAATTCGGTGCATTTCCCGCCAGAGTCCGGAGCGCTCCCCATCAATGCCGGCGCCTTTTCCCGCAGAGGAAATGTCCTGGCACGGGAAGCCTCCAGATACCACGTCAACAAGGCCGCGCCATGGTCGTCCGTCAAAGGTGCGTACGTCATCCCATACCGGGAAAGGCGGGAGTAGTCCGTCATTCTGCCGGGCGAGCAGTACGCTTGCTGGGTAGGGTTCGATCTCGACGGCACAGACGGTGCGGATTCCGAGCAATTCGCTGCCCAATATTCCTCCACCAGCGCCCGCGAAAAGATGTAGCTCATTCACTCCCCCTCCTTTCTCGGCTCCCAGTAATCGCCATCTCCCGCATTGCCTCCCTCTTCACAATATACGGACTGATTTCTTAAGCAGTCTAAACATGGCGTCTCTAATGGATGCGTTCCTTCATGGGTACAGTTCTCACAGATTCGCTCTGCTGATGGGATGGTCCACGCCCTGCACACGGCCCGCATCTTCCAGGCGCGCCGAATCCGAGCTTCAAGGTTAATCCTGGCACATACGCCTGCGTTGTATTCCCAGCGGCATATCATCATGTCCTTGTATTCCTGACCGTACTCGAAAAAAGCTTTCTGCTCAGGCGTCAGTTTCATTTTCGCCCTCCTTTCTCGGCTCCCAGTTATGAGGTATTTGATTGTATAAACCGGGACAATTATAGCAAGGTGTGCCGGGTCTTTCCGGCAGTCTAAAATATTTGCAATTACGGCAATCCCGTCCTTCCGGTGGATTCCATGCCCTGCACGCGGCCCGTTTCTTCCAAGCGTCGCGGATGGCTTCGTCAATATCGTAAAGCTCTTTGTATTCTTTTCTGTCCAATTCGCCACATTCGATATTCGCGCGAATTGTCGCATCGTTTAAAATACTAAGCCGTTCTTCCACTATTCCACGGGCTTTTCCGTAAGCGAGGATAGCTTTCTTTTCAGGCGTTATTTTCACGCGAGCCTCCTTTCACTTCGATAGTTTTGAATTCCACAACCCACATCCACGGGTTTTTCTCCCATGTTTCCGGGCCGTTAATTTTTTCAATAAGAGATTGATAGGATTCTTTTGGATTTGAAGCCAAGTAATCGTTTTTCAAGTAGTCGAAATAAACCGTATAATCGTGTTCTTGCTTTTGCAAGATGCCTTCAGATTCGCAATCCTCCCAAGAAATGTCCTGCAACCTCTCTACACGGATTCCCGTAATTTCAAGAAGGATGCGGGATGCTTTCCGGGGCATGTGGATGCTGGGTTTCCATGGTGACGCATCCGAACCATCTTTGTTAATTTTGATGCCTCCGTCGTCGTCCAAGACATTTACATAACCTTGGTGAGTGGCGGCGTAGCAATATTTCCCGGTGGGCTGGAATTGATCATTGTACACCTCGAAAAAAGTCTCCCTCACCCAAAGCTGATCGCCGACATTTCCGTAAGGGCATTCAACATCAAGGTCGTTGATGAAATTCTTGAAGAATAATGCCATGGGCTTTTTAGCCACAACCTTTACCTTGAATTCAGTCGCAATATCTGTGTTGTATTCATTTTTAGAGAGGACAAATACTTTATTGTAACGGCTTAAATCGTTTCTCGATTTAACAAGCCTACGCGTTTGTGTCTTTTCCCCGGCAAGGATAGCCCGAACCATAGGCGCGGACATGAGGATAGGACGTTCTTTGATCATTGCTGACCTCCTTCCTGCATCTGATTTCCAACAGATTCTAAATAACCTGCCGATTCTCTAAGCATAAGAGCAATTCCAAACAATTCCTCTTTTTCTTTTGATTCATAATTCAATGTTAAATTTATGATAACTTTTCCTTGTTGTATATTGCAGTTGAATTTATATGTAGATTCCATTTAAATTTATCCTTTCTTTATTTTGAGTTTTCCGTTTGCTCCCACGATCCAGCCGTCAAAGGTGACAACGCCGGACAGATTGATCACGGGGTAGGCGTCATAAGGGTGGCAAACATACTCGCCGTTTTTGTTCTCTACATGGAGCCACCTTCCAAATTTTGCACCAATAACGGTACATCTACACGGACGTTTGCAGAACATGAACGTGACTTCCTGACCAATCCAGAACCGGGTGCCGTAAATGGCGTTGAGTGCGTCAAGGTCGGCTTTCATTGATCTGCTCTCCTTCCTGAATGACTTCGATTTCCCAGCCCGTTTTTGTCTGTTTTACGGCCAAAAAGACAAAGGGGAACTTGTCGGCAGCCGCCTTAATTTTTACCCTGGCATCGTCGCGCCAGAAGCCTTTCACCTCGTGGAATTCAAGGGTGCCGTCCGGGAGTACAACCATGAAATCGGGCGTGTAGGAGCAGCGGTTCCCAAGGATCAGCTTGACGGCCTCAAACTTGAATTCCCGGATGTGCCCCTTTGCTTGACGGTCGGACAGGTAAAAGCCATAGGCGGCTTCGGTCTTGTTCATCACGCCGGGCCGATGGATAGCTCTTGCCCTGGTTCTCATGCCGCCCTCCCTTCTACGGCTGGACGGATTTGAGGCATGATGACGTCAAATTGGTCTCGGTATTCCCGCTTGAAATCATTCAGCGCCTCGTTGATCCGGTCGGTGTAGGCGTCCCATTCCACTTTGAGCAGGAAGGGACGCAATCCCCGGCAATAGGAGAAAAAATACCATGTCCGCAGCCCGGTCACCGCCATGGATCCGTGCACCTGGGGCCGGTATTCGGGAGGCAGCTCGCTGTTGAGCAGGTAGAGGGCGTGGGTCTTGGAGAGGGGGCACTTGATTTCAAGGCCCGCCATGTAGTCGCCGGACTGGTCAACGATGAGCCCGTCGGGGCTACATCCCACCGGTCCGTCCTGGCAAAGAACAAAACCCACTTCCTTAACGGTCATTCCCGTGATGGTTCTGAATTCGTCCCGGGCTTCCGGTTCCAGCTCTTCTCCCTGGTCCGTATGACGGTTGCCTTCCCACTTGATTTCATCGGGCCGCAGGAAGGAGCAGCACAGATCAATGATGAGTTCTCCCCAAGGGCCCCTTTCCTGGTGCGTTCTGGGCTGGGGTTTCTTTCCCGTAGGCGTCAGGAGCCGTTTAAAGTTACTCGCGGTCAGACGGCCGGCGCGCAGCTTAAACCAGGCTTCCGACCGCTGGTAGATGTTTTCGTAGACAATGCAGTTCTTGGACAGGCTCATGTCAATAGTCCTCCATGTTGGCGGTTGCGTATTCTTTGGCTTCCGGGATTTCCAGACCCGGAATAAAGTCGTTCTGCTGTTCAGGTTCCGGCAGGGCGTGCTGCGGTTCTTCACGGAATTCTTCAGGGGACGGAGCGTTGTTCCACGGAGTTTCCCCTTCGGCTGGTCCGTCTGTTTTTTCCGGCGTTACGTTCCTCATTTCTTTCCCGAATTCCTGGTCGTCAGCTTCCCGCATGGCCTCCTGAATAGCGAGGGGCAGATCCCATTGCTTGGAGGCGCGCTTGATGACCGTTTTCAGGCCCATCTGGGGAAAGTCGGTTACCCAAGGCCCCACGATTTCCCCTTTCTTGGTCCGTGACTTGGTGCGATTCATAATGCCCTCGACGGCACGCAAGCTCATGCGCTCGCCATGCAAATAGCTGTCTTTGTCGGTCCAGGTGCAGTAAAATCCTCTGATGGGATCTTGGGTATCGTCCCATCCCGGAACATGGCACATCGTGAATCTGCCGTCATCCAGACGCCAGGAGAACGGCTCTCCGTCCCGCACAATGCCGATGTTCAGGTTGGTGACGCCATTGGAGCGGGCCATACGCATCAGCCCCCGGGCGGAAGGTATGGCTGCGCACGTCAAAATAGACTGTCCGCTTGACTTATCGTTGACCCAGAAGGGCACCAGATAGCCGTGAATCCCGTCCGGCTCGCAACGCATCATCAGTAGGTTTTTGAGGGCCGCAATCAGCGTTACGGGGGCGCATTGCTGTAGCTGCGGGGTTTTCTGGCAGCAGTGCCAAAAGATGCTGATGCAGCGTTCCGGCGTCATCATGCCCTCCACAAGCCCCGTAATGGCGTTTTTCATGTCCGAAGACATGACAATTTCATAGAGTGTCTTTTTTGGGACTGGATTTTGAGGCAAATTGAGTTTATCTATTGATTCGTTACTCATATTCGTTCATGTTTTGTTGTAACAGGCCGGGTTCAGTTGCCGCTGACCCGGCTATTTTTTCAGTTAAAAAAGGTTTTTGAGCAGGAGGAAAATTAAGAAGAGGAATGTTCCTCCTGCAGAAACCAGTACGCACCAGAAAATCAGGTAAGTCAGGTAGGCGAGGATTTTGGTAATCCGGGGCTCTGATTGGGCTGCTTGGGTATAGTTCCAGCATCGCTCCGCTTCGTCCGGGATGCCGTTGAGACGTTCCCTGGCGCATAACGGGCACAGAAAGCGCACGGTGAAGACGCCGTTCTGATGATCCCCTACCAGGGACATCCATGAAGTCGAGGCTTTCAGCGGCTCGGCGCACATGTAACAGCGGGCCGTCTTGGACGGGTGCGGGTTGTCGGTGAGCGTTTCCACCATCCCCTTGTAGGGGCCCCGGTCGATCAGGTGTTGATACGTAGTCATTTTCTGTTGTTGGTTAAGTATTTTTCCACGTCTTCCATGTTGTAAAGGGTTCCTTTTCCAACACCTTCCAGCCTTCTTATGTTCTTCCCGGCCCGTGCGAGGATGTTGTCCATCTGACGGGATGAAATGTCATAGTAATTGGCTAATGTGGAGCTGCGTGCGTACTTTTTTTCGGTTGCTCCGAAAAGGGAAACGGAAGACGATTCCGGCGTAGAAGGAACAGGCGTGGTTGCCAGCTCCCGCAATACTCCGGCCAGCGTTTCCAGCGCGGTCGCAAGGGTGGTCATTGTTGTTTTGTTTTCGCTCATGTTCGTTCTTCTAAAATGGCCGCCCGGACGGGACTTTACGCCGCCCCGCGCCTGCCAGACCGTATTACTCTATATACCGTGTTTCGATTTGTGTTTTGGTTTCAGGCCCCACCTGGGCCGGGCGATTGTTTAAAAGTCGTTTAGTCGTCGTAGTGTCCGTCCGGGTTGTCGCACTGCGGAGCGTGGTCAACTTCCCATTGGTCAATCGCTAATTCCAACTCGTCCTTAATGCCCTCCGCTTCCCGGATGGGGAGGTATTCTCCATTTATCCGGATACACTTGTTGTCGTTATCGTATTCAATGATCATTGTTGCCGGGGGATTTAGATTTATTCACCAGGTCGACAAAAGCATCTCTTTCATTGTCGGGAAGTAATGCTCCAGGCTGGGCTTCGAGGCTCAATCCTAAAAGCCGCCGGGCTCCGTAGATTCTCCCTGCGTATTTCGTCCGGAGAATTTTATCTTCCGGATCCGTAGATAAATAATACATTTGAACATCCTCCTTCGTTTCGAGCTTGAGAACCTTGTCCAGCTCTATGAGAAGTTCAACTATGCTTTTTTCCTTATCCATGATTACTTTAATTTCTGTTGATTGTTCTTCTTCGATAGCTAATAGACCGTTTTTAATTATTACTTTCGGGTATTTCTTCTTCACGGTTAATCTTTTGTTATCCTTGTAAAAACCATGATAAGGTTCATAACGAATGATAGAGAGGTCGTTATGAACGCCCAGGCTACCAAGCATTGCCAGTCAGTCATCATTTAGCCTCCTTTCGTGTTATTCTCGCGGTGCCGGATATAAAGAGTTCCTCACCGTCCGGTTTAGTGACCAGATAGCCATAAATATCCTTTTTATAATCACTTATTGCCTTCACGCACTCAGGGTCGCTAGTGGAAAAAGAAATATCGAGAAGACTTGGCTGTTCGATCTTAATAATCCATTCCCGTTCCCCTTTCCAAATCCAGTCATAAGGACGTGGGTTACAACCTCCCAGAACAAGGCAGGAGAAGACGAGGGCGGCCAGAGCTTTCACTTCTTGCCTCCTTTCTTCAAAAATTCTTGAGTTCTTTTCTCAAGCCATGCCGTTACATCGTCAAGTTTGTAACGCGGATTTGATCCCTTCTTCCCCATCCCCAGGCCAAAATAAACGCGGGGGCAACCTTCCTTGTTGAATTGAACTAGCGTTCCCTTGCTAATTTTCAGGGCTTTGCGTAATTCTTCGCTGGTAAGGTATATTGTCTTCATGTGTTTTTCTTGTTTGTCTTTGATGTTAACGCTATTGCCTTTATTTCCGTTTAAGTCTATCCTCTGCGTTCATGATTTTTTTCCAATACTTGGCAGAACTGCTTAAATTCGCTTGCAATTATGCAGGCATAATCTTTTCCGCAACAGGTGTTTATCTTTTCGCTCCTCAAAGCGTTCTTGAGGCCCTGCATATCAGCTATGCGGATCATGATTACCGCGATATTGCGGGGTACGTGTTCCTTTTTTCCGGATGCGCCCTGCTGGAAAGGGTTTGGAATATAATCAAATCCTCTTACGCCGAGGCAAAATCCCGTAAAAAGGTGATCAAGCGTCTCCATGCTCTCACTCCAAAAGAGAAAGATGTTCTTCTCAGATATATCTTCTTCGATACCCGCACACAGAGATTTGATGATAGGGACGGCATCGTAAATGGTCTGATAGCAGCCGGCATTCTTATTCGGCTCTCCTTTTATGGAAGCATTGTGACCGGGTTTGACGTCAACATCACCGATGTTGCCTGGGAGTATCTCAAAAAGAATCCCCACTTGCTGAGCTAAGTAATCCATGTTTATCGGTTGGCGGGTTCGGGGTTCTTCGGTTGCGTTTTGTTAGAATTGTTATAATTCTCCAAAGCCTCATTTTCTTCTTTCATGCATTCTATGAGATATTGCCTCAAAAAAACTTCTTCCGTTTTTCCTGAAGCTTTGGCTAATCGTCTGACAGTTGCCATGATTGATGGAGGCAAGGAGAAGTCCGGATTAAGAGATGATGATACGTCGATCATGTTTTTTGTAGCGTTGCTTTACGTGGTTAAAAATATGTAATTTCTACATGATTGTCAACAATAATTCTGTACTTATTGCATACTCATTCACAATAAAAGGCTTGCAATTATGTAATAAATGCATATCCTTTCCTCATGCCCACCAAAGAAGAGATCAAAGACTGGCTTAAAGGAATTGGAAAAGACCGATTTTGGCTAGCTGATAAATGCGGAGTGGAGAAAGTCTCCGTTGATGGCTGGTTTACTTCCCGAGGGCGCGTTCCCTCTTATGCGCTTTTAGTGATTCAAAATCTTATGAAAAACACTACTGAAGCTTCTACGCTTTCAGAATGTTCCAGTGATGAGAGTCTGCTTTCATCCCTGAATTTCTCTCCAGAAGAAATGGAGATCGTCAGAGGGTTTCAGAAAAACTTTCCCGGTATTGATTTAGAAAGTTATCTCCGAAGTAAAGTAATAGATCTCTGCACCGGACTGGATAAGCAATATAAATATATAGCAGAAAGATCTGAATGCGAGAACGATAAGAAGGAAGATGCAGGGGAATGATTTATTCCCCTTTCTTCATCCCCTTTGAAATATTCTCCAAGATCCTTTTCGTGGTTCTCCGGCAACCTTCAATAATGCCGAGTCGGAAACAAGTGAACCCGAACAGAACGGCCAGCAAGAAAAAAACAAGCATTACGTTACCTGACATGGACGTAACCCTTTCTTGCTGAAAATTTATCTCCTAATACTCTAATATTTAAAGCGTTACAAATGCGGGGGGGGGGGGG